AAAATAATGGACAGCGAAACTTTATTAATTTTTAGTAGATTATGGCCTATCTTTGTGGCATTTGTGTTATTGATAGTTACTTTAGCACAATCACACTATAGAATTAAAGTGTTGGAAGAGAAAGTTAAAGTACTTTTTGAAATGATTAATAAGATTAATGAACGGAAAAAATAGATATCTTTTCCTTTTTACCTTTAACAAGAACATCATCTAATTTTTCAAACTTAAATCCCTTTGGTCTTACCATTGGAATATAGTCTATACCATCAGCAGTATCTTTATTTACTATAATAGTTGTATCATAGTTCTTACTTAAACCTTCCAATCTACTTGCAAGATTTACAGCATCACCAATAACTGAATAATCAAATCGTTGTTCACTACCCATATTACCTACAAGACAATCACCAGTATTAAGACCAATGCCAATCTTTAAAGGTGGAACAAACTCACCATTTTTATTCATTTGGTTTAATTTTGTTTCCATTTCTAGTGCTGTTTTAACTGCCAACACTCTATGATTTTTACAATCTAAAGGTGCATTCCAAAATGCCATTATACAATCACCCATATACTTATCAATAGTTCCACCGTTCTTTAATATAATAGTAGTCATTGCAGTTAGAAACTTATTAACATAACGAGTTAGTTTTTCTGGATCATCTTTCATAGATTCTGATATAGGAGTGAAACCTCTAATGTCTGAAAACATAAACGTTAATTCTTTTCTTTCACCACCTAGTTTTAATAGTGATGGATCCTTTTGTAGTTTTTTAACCATATCTGGAGATAGATAGTGTTCAAATTGTTTCTTAATTTGTAGTCTTAATTTATTTTCTTTTGAATAGTTATTATATGTTAACTGACCCCATATAATAGAACCTATAACAAGTGGACTAAACCAATCAACTAAAAATAAGTGTTGTGTCCATAGATAAGAACTTGCAAGTGTTAAATCAAACAAGTAACCTACGTACCAAATTGCAGACCACATTACACCACATCTAGGTATAACTATGAGAAAGAATAGAGCACCTAATATTATAAATGCCAATTCACCATATGGTAACCAATAAGGTCTACTAATATAATTACCTGACAATAAAGTTTCTGTACTGATTGCCATAATTTCGTGTGTATTTTTTAAACCATTGGGAGTAGTTACAAACGTTGAACCTTTGAACGTTGTACCTATGAAAACTATTTTACCTTTTACAGATGACCAATCGTTATCAGTAAAATCTATTCTAGGAATATGATGTCTGAAATCAATCCAAATAGTATCTTCTGCTGAAGTTTTTGCATTGATAATTTTTAAGATAACTTCAGGTATAGATTTGTCAAGAGGTAATTTTCTTATAGTACCATCTATATCAACTGGCACACTTACGTTGCCTATTGCTATTGCTTTACGTGAGATACTAATAAGATTTTTTACAGTATCGGTTTCAGTAAGTATGACTGGATATTTTGAAATCATTTTCAAAAACATTTCATCACCACCTAATCTATCTTTATGTGGGAAGACTACTTGCAGAACTACAAGAGCGGCACCATTTTTATACGCATTGATTATAGTACGACCAAGTATATCTCTCTTCCACGGCCATTGACCATTCTTTTTTAATGCTTTGTCTGATATGTCTACTAGTACTAAACTCTTGGATTCATAATTCTTACCAAAGGTTTGGTAGAAATCAAAGGTGTTTAGTTTTGCTGACTGTAGCAAAATAGGATTTGATATATATATTCCAAGTAATATAATCAAAGTCAAATATACTGCCCACGTTTTCATCAATATTTTAATCATACGTACTATTTAGTACAGTTATCTTATAAATATATACATCAATCGGAGAGAAAATATGAGATTAATAACCATCATTTTAACAGTATTATTGTTTTGTTCTGGTGTCTATGCAAGTGAATTAGGTTTTAAGTTTCACAGTCCATCATTTAGTGGAGTAGGAAAATCATCACACTATCTAACGATAGAAAACATAGAGAAAACTAGAACGGATGCTATAAAAGCAGCTGAAAAATCAGCGGCTGATAAATTAATAGCAGACGCTAAAAATACAGCAATAGCAAAATTCAAATCAAATGTTGAAGCAAGATTTTATACAGCACTTGCTAAACAAGTTACAGACAATGTTTTTGGTACAGATGGTCTACAACAAGACTCAGGTACATTTACATCACCAGTTGGTGGTGAAGTAGTAACTTGGACAACTCCGTCAGATACAGGTAATGTAGTTGTAACTGTCACGGAGTCCGATGGAACTGTAACAACATTTACTATGCCGAAGGAAGACAATTCGTAATGTTAAGAAATATTGCTATATTACTACTAGCATTTTTGTTAGTTAGTTGTGCAGGCAAACCAAAGTTTGATGTAAGAACTCAAACGGTTGCTTTTAAAGACCTATCAACTATAGAAGCACCGAAAGATGGACCTATTATAATTGCTGTCTATGACTTTTTAGATATGACTGGTCAAAAGAAACCAGGTGGCAACTATGCTTCTATGAGTACAGCAGTAACTCAAGGATCGTATCAACTTTTAATTAAAGCATTACAAGACGCAGGTAACGGCAAATGGTTTAGAGTTGTTGAAAGAGCAAGTCTACCAAGTTTATTACAAGAAAGAAAATTGATTAGGTCTACAAGACAACAAGTTAATGGAGAAGGTGCAGAACCTTTACCACCATTATTATTTGCAGGTGCATATGTAACAGGTGGTATAGTAGGGTATGATAGTGATACTAAATCAGGTGGTGTTGGTGCTAGAATTTTAGGAATACAAAACAACAAACAGTTTAGACAAGATATAGTAACTATTATATTAAGATTAGTAAATGTACAAACAGGTGAAGTAGTTATAGTAACTACAGTTGAGAAGACTATATTTTCAACATCAATTGGTGGAGATATATTTAAATACTTTGACGCTGATACAATGTTATTAGAAGTAGAAGCTGGATATGCTAAAAACGAACCAGTTACCTTTGCAGTAAGAAAAGCAATAGAAAAAGGTGTAGTAGATTTAATAAATGCAGGTGCAGACAAAGGACTATGGGAATTTGATGAACTACCTGAAATAGTAATAGTACCTATGAAAGATTTAAAAGTAGTAACAGATGATATAAAAGTAGAGGCAGAAGACGTACCAATAACAGTTCATATTGGTGATGAAAAAATAGAGAAAACTTATGAAGATTATCTCTTACAAAAAGAATTATTAAAAGAAGAACGTAAAAAGAAATTACAAGAAAAATTAAACAAAGAAAAAGAAGAAGAGAAAGCCTGGGAGGAAATAGATGAAAAAGATAAAGTTGTGGATGATTCTGTTGACCCTAATAGCATTAACAAGTAATTGCCTAGCAGGTAATTCAATTTGGATTCAACAAGATAACCAAGACAGCGACGGATCAATCTTTATAAAGCAAGATGGTACTGGTAATACAGTAGGTTATTCTACATCTTATCCATTTAAAATCAATGGAGAGAACATCACAATCATAATAAAACAAATAGGTGATAATAATAAATCAGATTATTCTAGTCACCAACAATTTTATGGTGATGATATGACTTTTGATTATACAGCAACTGGTGATGGTAATAAATTAAGATTAGGTATAGATGATACAGGTGCTGATGGTCATTGGTACGACATTGATATTACAGGTGATTCAAACATAGTAGACGTTGATACTTGGGCAGATGATGTACAAAAAACCAATGTTGATTTAGATATTACTGGTGATTCAAATACATTTTGGATCCGTAGTAGAGGTGATAAACACTTCTGGTATGTTCTTATGTCAGGCGACAGCAATGATGTACAAATTTATACTCCAGCAGCTTCAGAAGGATTTAATACAAACTCTAATAAAGCAATTGGTCCTAACTCAACATCACACGGTCAATTTGCAGACAGTTCAGGTAGTGAAGGTGCAAGTGCAGACATTTATATTATTGGTGATTCAAATAGATTACATACTTCAACATATGGTACAGGCAACTATCAACTCCACGATATTATAGGTAGTTCAAACATTTTAGATATACATTCCAGTTATGCTAATGCTGATACTGACCCATATGGAGATACAATGCTGATATTAGGCGACAGTAATTATTTAAGAACATACATATCTGGCAATAGTAATACAATAAGATTACATATGGCAGGTGGAAATAATACTGCTAAAATCTATCTATACACAGATAGTTCGGTAATAAATTTTGACCAAACAGGTGGAGGTAATTATGGTTATGTAACTATAACAGGTGATTCAATTTACGATTACACACTAAACTTTGCACAAAATGGTTCAGACAGTTGTACATACTCATACAATAGAAACAATCAATCAGCAGATGTAACCGCTACAGTATCTAATGGGTGTTAAATGAAGAAGTTATTATTTTTAGTATCGTTTCTAATACTTTTTTGTACTAGTGCATTTGCCACGAAGGTAGGTACAGTCATAGGACAAATGGGTACTACTTGGAATGAACGTGAGGGTTCAACTGAAAATACTTTAATGGGTTATGTCTTGAAGATGAACGACTTTCTTCAAACAGGTGAAGATGGTGGAATGATTTTATCATATGTTGATGATACTAAATTTACAATGGGACCAAATACAGAATTAACTATTGATGAATTTGCTTTTGATACAAGTAAAGTTCCAATAGAGGTTGCAATGAACATATCAATTAATGTTGGTACATTTACATATGAATCAGGTAATGTAAAAAAATTTGGTGGAGAAGTTAATATTAATGCTGGTAATGCTACAATTACAGTACAAGGTACTGCCTTTTCAGGATCAGTAGATACTTCAGGTAAAGCAACAATTACTTTGTTGCCTGATAGTAATGGTGCAGTAGGTCAAGTAACCGTATCAACAGACGCAGGTTCTCAAACAATAACTAACGCTTACAATTCAGTAACCGTTTATACAAATGATTTAGCACCAACACCTCCAAAAATAGAAACTAATAAACAAGATATTATTGAGTTAGATAAATTTGAAGATGAAATTAAAGATGAAAGTCAAAAACATTTTGGTGATGTAGATTCAAAATCTGAAATGTCTAAAGAAGAATCTGAAGCACAGGAAATGGAAGAGGCAATCATTAATGAAGAAGTAAGTATAGTAGAAGATAGTAATACAATTGTTGCTACAGATTTATCTGTTAGTGAATCAGACTCAATGATTGAAACAAAGTCAGCAGAAGAAACAGCATTAGTTGAAGTAGAAGAAGTTGATACATCTTATTATGATGAATGGGAAGATGATTTAAAAGATTGGGGTTACATTGATGACGACAATCAAATATCAGTATGGGATGCCGAAGGTGAAAAAACTATGGATTGGGATGACGCTAAAAAAATGTATGCAGAAATGGACCAAGCATACTTTGACGCCATTGGTTGTTCAGATTGTACCTGGGATTCTATTGATTGGGATACTATTGATTGGGACGCTGTAGATTGGGACGAATATTCAGACAAGTATAACGACCTATTAGAAGACTATGGATTAACTTCTTGGAATGTAGAAGTAGAAGAACAAGATGTAGTTGAAGATACAAAAGAAGAAACAGAAGTACAAGCAGTTGAAGGATATACTTGGGAAGATTTTGCTTTAGATGATAACTACTATGACAATCCTGAATACAAAGCACAAGGTGGACCTCCAACATTAACTGTACAAAACTATTGTGAGTACAATGGTTATGAAGACTACTGGTGCAACCAAGACTATGTTGATTACTTAAATGACTGGTATGAAGATGATTGGACTTTAAAAGTAACCAATGATAGTTGGACTAAAGAATCTAAAAAGATATTTGGTAAACTATATGGTTGGTGTGGATCGTGGCCAAACTATAAGATGTGTGATAATCAACCTAAACCTTGGAAGATGAAAGACTTAAAGAAAACTTACATAACTGATTGGGAGTGGGCAGATTGGGACAAATATTGGGACGCATTATACGATTGGTGGTACACAGGTTACGATTACAATAATGAAGATGATGAGTCTAGTTGGGAAGATGAGTATGATTTTGAAGACGACTTTGACCAAGACGCAGAATTAGAAATATTATTAGCAAGTTATGATGAAGAAGAATGTTTAAATTATGGATACTATTGGGACATTGCTAATCAATCTTGTGGTACAACTTGGGTTGATAACGAAGGTAATGAAACTTCGGTAACTGCTAGTGGTGAAACATTAAACTATTCTACTGGAGATGTAACCCAAACTTTAACTACAACAGATGGTGTAACAGGTGCGACTTCAAGTGCTACTTCAACAGGAAGAGTATCAACATTAAACAATGACTTTGACGCCTCTATTGATACTTCCGTTAGTAACTACTCAATTATAAATAGATATAACGACAGTCATAGAGCATATATTAAAACTGAAACTGCTAGCGAAGCAGACGTGCAAATATTACAAGATATGGAAGCCCAACACCTTGACATAGGTGAATCTTCAGCACAGTCCAATATAACAATAATTCAAACGGATTAAATAACAATGTATTTAACTTTACTTTTAACAGCATTCCTTTTAGGTTGGTTCTGTTATTCTATTTACAAATGGATAGATAGGGAATTTTAATGGAACAAAGTAACGGAAACGGAGTCAAAACAAAAGTAGATATAGCTAAACTCAAAAAAGACGTTGAGCAGATAGATTCAATACACATACGATTAGATAAAGCAATAGATAAATTAACAGATGTATCAACATCTATTAAGTCTATGTTGGCAGTACACTCCGAAAAAATTGCTAGACAAGAACAACTTGATGAGGTTATTTTTCAAAAAATAACTGAAAGAAAAGAAGAAATAGAAAAAGTAAATTTAGATATAACAAGAGAATTATCAGTTGTTGAAAGACGTTTATTAGTAGAAATTAAATCACTCAAAAATGACTTTGGTGCTAGAGTTGGTGTGTTAGAAAAATATAGATGGATTATATTAGGTGCTGCTATAGTAGTAGGTTGGATAGTATCAAGAAACTTCTCCGAAATTGTTGGGTTAGTGAGCCAATAGGAAACTCGTAGGTTTTACCCTAGGAAAACACCCAGGACTTTTTTTTGTTCACCAGGTTTGCCACACAGACTTGACTTTTTTGTTCAAATGGTGTATATTATGAGATAGTGTTATGTCAAGTTATATAGATTTAAAGTATATCAATGCTATCTCTTCAGCATTGCAACAGTTTAAAAAGAAAACGGATTATCTTTTCAATTTTAGGTGTCCACATTGTGGAGACTCGCAGAAAAGTAAAACGAAAGCAAGAGCATATCTTTATAGAGTAAAAAATGATATGTTTTTCAAATGCCACAATTGTGGTATGGGTCAGAATTTATCAAATTTCATTAAATTCTTGGATCCTAAAAAATATGGAGAATACTTATTAGAGAGATACAAGGGATCGGCACCTTCCACGCCCCAGCCAAAATTTGACTTTAAACCAACAAAATTTAAAGAAACAAATTTATTAGATTCCTGTATTAAAGTAAGTACATTAAAAGACGGACATCCTGTGAAGGAGTACGTACAAAAAAGATTGATTCCTCCACAATATTATGATATAATTTATTTTGTTGATAAATTTCACAATTTTGCTAATAAAGTAAAACCAGGCACATTTAAAGAAAGTTACGAACATCCTAGGTTGATTATTCCTTTTTTTGATGTAACTGGTAAGTTGTTTGCGTTTCAAGGTAGAGCATTTGGTAAAGAACAACCAAAATATATTACTATTAAACTTGATGAAACAAAACAAAAAGTTTTTGGACTTGAACGTGTAAATTTTCAAAAACACATTTATATAGTTGAAGGTCCAATTGATAGTTTATTTTTAGATAATTGTTTGGCAGCAGGTGGTGCTGATTTAACATTAAGAGTATCAAGTGACCAAGTTACATATATATTTGATAACGAACCACGTAATAAAGAAATTATAAAACGTATGTACGCTGTGGTTGAAAAAGATTATAACGTAGTTATTTGGCCAAATGACATACAACTAAAAGATGTAAATGAAATGATTATGAATGGTATGAAAATAAGTAAGGTAAGAGATATCATAAGTAACAATACATTTAGCAAATTAGAGGCATTAACAAAATTAAATCATTATAAGAAATGTTAGGAGTATTTAAATAAAATGGTGAATGAAAATATAAGCGTAGTGAAGCGAAATGGTAGAGGTAAGGAATTCCTTAACATTGAGAAGATTCACGAAATGGTAGAATATGCGTGTGAAGACATAACGCAAGTTTCTGCTTCTTCTGTAGAAATGAATAGTGGTCTACAATTTTATGATGGAATATCAACAAACGAAATTCAACAAATTTTAATAAAATCAGCAAACGATTTAATTACGTTAGACAATCCAAATTATCAATATGTTGCCGCTAGACTATTACTCTATAGTTTAAGAAAACAATTATTTCACAAATTATGGGATCACCCACATATTTACACTCACGTTAATGATAGTGTAAAAAAAGGTGTATATGATCCTGATATTTTAAAATGGTATGACAAAAATGATTTTGATAGAATGGAAAATTGGTTAACTCACGAAAGAGATTATACTTTTACATATGCAGGTTTAAGACAAGTCATTGACAAGTATCTTGTACAAGATAGAAGCACAGGTGATATTTACGAAACTCCACAATTTATGTATATGATGATTGCTGCTACTATCTTTGCACATTATCCAAAAAATAAAAGAATGAGTTATGTGAAAAAATATTATGACGCAATTTCAAGATTTAAAATTAATATTCCAACACCAGTTATGGCAGGTGTACGAACACCTATTAAACAATATGCTAGTTGTGTATTAGTTGATGTTGCAGATACCTTATCTTCAATTTTCTCTAGTGATATGGCAATTGGTAAATATGTTGCTCAAAGGGCAGGTATAGGAATTAATGCAGGACGTATAAGAGGAATCAATTCTAAAATAAGAGGTGGGGAAGTACAACACACAGGTGTTATTCCTTTTCTTAAAAAGTTTGAAGCAACTGTTAAATGTTGTACTCAAAATGGTGTACGTGGTGGTTCAGCAACGGTTCATTTTCCAATTTGGCATAAAGAAATAGAAGATATTATTGTTTTAAAAAATAATAAAGGTAGTGAAGATAATAGAGTAAGAAAATTAGACTACTCTATACAATTATCAAAATTATTTTACGAAAGATTTATTAATGATGAAGAGATAACTTTATTTTCACCACACGAAGTACCAGAATTATATGAAGTGTGGGGAACAAAAGAATTTGATGAAGTATATAAAACGGCAGAAAGAAAAACAAGTGTATGGAAAACTAAAGTCAAAGCACAGGATTTGTTTATGTCAATTTTAAAAGAAAGAGCAGAAACAGGTCGTATTTACATTATGAATATAGACCATTGTAATACTCACTCCTCTTTTAAAGATAGAATTTATATGTCTAACTTATGTCAAGAAATAACTTTACCAACAGACCCTATAAGTCATATAGATGGTAAAGGAGAAATTGCATTATGTATTCTATCAGCAATTAATGTAGGTCTTTTAAAAGATTTAGACGAATTAGAATCCTTATGTGATTTAGCAGTAAGGTCACTAGACGAAGTTATAGACCATCAAAAATATCCAGTTAAAGCAGCAGAAATTTCTACAAAAAATAGAAGAAGTTTAGGAATTGGATATATTGGTCTTGCTCATTACTTAGCAACATTAGGACTTGGTTATGAAACTAAAACTGCTTGGAAAGAAGTAGATAAGTTATCAGAAGCATTCCAATATAATCTATTAAAAGCAAGTAATGAATTAGCAAAAGAAAAAGGTCAATGTAAAAGTTTTAATAGGACAAAATATTCAGACGGTATCTTACCAATAGACACCTATAAGAAAGAAGTTGATGAGATTGTATCTAGGAAACTAACTTATAAATGGGAAGAATTGAGAAAAGATATTAAGGAATTTGGGTTAAGACATAGCACACTCACAGCTCAAATGCCTTCTGAAAGCTCTAGTGTGGTATGTAATGCTACAAATGGTATAGAACCACCTAGAGATTATATTTCAGTTAAGAAAAGTAAGAAAGGCACTTTAAAACAAGTTGTACCTGATTACAAAAGATTAAAAAATAATTATACATTATTATGGGATATGAAATCTAATGAAGGATATATAAACATAGTAGCAGTAATGCAAAAATATTTTGACCAATCAATTAGTGGTAATTGGTCATATAATCCTGAAAATTATGATGATGGAGAAATACCATTATCAATAATGGCAGAAGATTTATTAACAACTTATAAATTAGGTTGGAAGACATCTTATTATCAAAACACATATGATAGTAAGAAAGATGTAGAGGAACCTGTACATCCTATCGGTTGGAAAGATGATGTACCAGAAACAAAGACTATAATGGAGAAAAAAGACGAAGAAGAATGTGAGACCTGCGTAATTTAAAGGAACTTTATGGCATTTTTATGTGCAAATATACCACACACGGAAGTACTAGTTAAGAAACAGTATCTTTATGATTTAGAAAAGGGACACGGTGAGTTTGAACCAGGTATTTGGTGTAGTGTTAAAAGTATTCAAGGACGAGCATTATATTTTGAAACATATCTATATGAAACAGGTGCTTTATATGATAAACTTCCTATATCAGCATTTGTGTGGAAAGAAACAAAAGAAGATTTAAAGTTAGGTGATTTACAATTATGGGATTGTTTTAGTTATGATATATCAGTTATTGAAAAACAAGTGATAAGTGGCAATAGATGTAAGTATCTAACACCAAATAAGAAATTATATGAAGGAAATTATATGTTTAGTATAGACAGTTGTAATTCAACTAACAAAGAGATTAATATAGGTTATAGTGAAACTCCAAGTCAGCATAAATCTTTTAATATAATAAAATTAGATAATGGACATTTTGCTGCTCAACCAAATAATAGAGTTTTATTTTATGATAAGTCTTTAACACCTAGCAAACCAAAAATGCCTGATTATAAAGTATCTACTAGAGAGTTTAGTGTGGACAATATAAGTAAATGGACAGCAGGTGATAGTGATAAACACCATTACGAGTTAATAGAACCAGATAAAGAACCTTCTGTTTCTGAACTTCTTGCTGAAGGATTTGTTAAAGAACAAGAAGAGAGAAGAAAAGAAGAAGAAGAACACGAAACTAAAATGATAGAGTTAGGTGAAATGATGGTAAGATGGCCAAATTATACACTTGAAGAATTAAAAAAAGAACAAGCATTAGCTGAGGCAGCAAACAGATTTAAAAAAAATGACTAAAAGCGTTTTTAATATAGATAAAAAATTAGATTATACTAAACAACCTATGTTTTTTGGTAAAGATTTACAGTTACAAAGATATGATACTATGAAGTATCCTATTTTTAATAAACTATTTCAACAACAATTAGGATACTTCTGGAGACCAGAAGAGGTATCTTTACAAAAAGACATTGCAGATTATAAAGAACTACCTGATCCTTTAAAGTTTATATTTACATCTAATATAAAATATCAAACAATGATGGATAGTGTGCAAGGTAGAGGACCAGCATTAGCATTTTTACCTTTTGTTTCAATACCTGAATTAGAAAGTTGTGTTATTGCCTGGGACTTTTTTGAAAACATACACTCACACTCTTATACATATATTATAAAAAATTTGTATTCTAATCCTAGTGAGGTTTTTGATACAATAGTTACAGATGAAAAGATTGAAAAAAGAGCATTTAGTATTACACAAACGTATGATGATATGATTAATTTAGGTTATAAATGGCAATTGAAACACGATAGTGTTGATATGTATGAATTGAAAAGAAAATTATTTTTAACATTAATGACTGTTAATATATTAGAAGGATTAAGATTTTATGTTTCTTTTGCTTGTTCGTTTGCATTTGGAGAATTAAAGTTGTTAGAAGGTTCTGCTAAAATACTTTCTTTAATTGCAAGGGATGAAACTTTGCATTTATCAATAACACAAAGAATACTTAATAACTATCGTGATAATGAAAATGATAAAATTATGAATAAAGTTATGAAAGATACAGAAAAAGAAGTTTATACAATGTATGAAAATGCAGTTGGACAAGAGAAACGTTGGGCAACTTATTTATTTTCAAAAGGTTCTATGATAGGATTGTCAGAAAAACTATTACATCAATTTGTAGAGTATATGGCAAATAGACGTATGAGAGCAATAGGATTAGAACCAAGATATGACCAAAAAGTAAATCCATTACCTTGGGTAGACCATTGGTTAAATAGTAGGTCATTACAAAATGCACCACAAGAAACAGAAATTGAAAGTTATGTTATAGGTGGAATTAAACAAGATGTACAGAAGGATCAGTTTAAAAAATTTAAATTATAAAAAGGAGAAAAAATGATTTGGTTATTAATTTTTATTGTAATTGCAGGATATTTATTAGCAGAACATAAGAACATTATAATGTATTTAAAGGATAAAATTAAATGAAGTGTGATAAGATTTTAATAGTTGGAGGAGGCTCCGCTGGGTGGATGACTGCTTCAACTTTAATTAGAGCTTTTCCTGATAAAGATATAACTGTATTAGAATCACCTAAAATTCCAACAATATCAGTTGGTGAAAGTACAATCTCAAAAGTTAAACAATGGACAAAATTTCTCGGAATAGAGGATAAAGAATTTTTAAAACATACCGACGGTACTATTAAATTTAGTATTAAGTTTACAGACTTTAATGGAAAAGACGAGGCGGCATTTCATTATCCTTTTGGTGCAGTTGTAACAGAAGGAACTAAATTAAGGTATAATGATTGGTGGATGAAAAAGGCATATAATCCAGGACTACCAGTTTCAGATTATGCTGATTGTTTTTCTCCTGTTATGGCATTAATTAATCAAAGTAAGGGTGCTAAAAACTTCCGTGGTTTTGATAATGATAAAGATTCTGCTTATCAGTTTGACGCAATTAAATTTGGTATATGGTTGAGGGATCATTATTGTATCCCTAGAGGTGTCAAACATATTCAAGAAGATATAAGTACCGTAGAACAAGATGAAGAAGGTATAGTTTCTTTGAACGGCAAACATAAAGCAGATTTATATGTTGATTGTACAGGTTTTAAATCAATGCTTTTAGGAGGTGCATTAAAAGTACCTTTTGAACCTATCCCTAAACTACCAAATAATAAAGCGTGGGTAACCAAGATTCCTTATATAGATAAAATTAAAGAGATGAAATCTTATACTAATTGTACAGCAATAGAGAATGGTTGGGTATGGAATATACCATTATGGAGTAGAGTTGGAACTGGCTATGTTTATTCAGATAAATTTGTTTCTGACAAGGACGCATTAAAAGAATTTAAAAGTCATTTAAAGAAAAATGGTGCTAATGTAGAAAAATTAGAATTTAGAAATCTTAAAATGAGGTGTGGTATACACGAAAGATTATTTGTAAAAAATGTTGTTGCTATAGGTTTAGCTAATGGATTTGTTGAACCATTAGAAAGTAATGGTTTGTTTTCAGTACACGAATTTTTAATAGAACTTGTAAGAAATTTAAGAAGAGGTGAAATTACACAATGGGACAAAGACAACTTTACGTTTGCCTGTAAATCTATCTATTATGGGTTTGTTGAATTTGTTGGTTTGCATTATGCTTTATCAACAAGAAATGATACACCATATTGGAAAGCAAATAACAGTAGAGATTGGGAAGAAAGTTTATATAATCTGAAACCTAAAGCATTCCTTGGATATTTACAAGCTGCTTTACAAAGAAATAAATATTGGGAGTTTCCTATTGATTCTCCTGAAAAAGCTGGTAATAGTGGATTACATTTTATAGCGGCTGGTTTCAATTGGGCACCAGATGATTTACCTAATCTAATATATCATACACATAAGAATAAGGAAGAAATAAAAGAAATAATGGAACCGTATTTTAAGAAATTAGATGTACGTAAAGAAATGTGGAATAAAGAAGTTGAAAAGTATCAAAGTTACCACGACTTTATACTAGAAAATTATTATAAGTAATATTATGAATCCAAATGAATTAACTAAACGATTTAAAATTAGTTGTGAGAATTGTAAAACTAAATTCACAATTAAATATGATGAAGATAATACAGATATGAAACCAATGTCTTGTCCATTTTGCAGTTTTGAATTTGATGATGAAGACGCAGATGAAACGGTTGAATTAAATGACAATGAAGGGAATGAAGATGAAACAAGTTGGGATTGATTATAGTTTAACAAGTCCTGCCATATGTATAACAGACGACAAATTTATATTTGAACGTAGTCGTTTTTATTTTCTAACTAATAAGAAGAAACATTTAGGTATATTTGGCAATATAACTGGTTCGGAACATCAACCGTGGACAGACCCTATCCAAAGATTTGCTCAAATTTCTGATTGGGTTTTAAAAGTTCTACGTTTATATCAACCTGGTGGGATTACAATATCAATTGAAAACTATTCATATGGTTCTAAAGGTAGAGCAGTATTTCAAATAGCAGAAAATTGTGGTATACTTAAATATAGATTATTAGAACAAAAATGGAATTATAGTGTTGTTGTACCAAGTGTTGTTAAGAAATTTGCTACAGGTAAGGGTAATGCAGATAAAGAAATGATGTATGAACAATTTTGTAAAGATACAAAAACAGATTTAAAGAAATTATTAGACACAGCAAAAGCAGGCAATCCTGTATCAGATATAGTTGATAGTTGGTATATAGCAAAGGCAAATTATGGACGACTTTAAATTATTAAAAGCAAAGAAAAGAGTTACTTGTACAGATGAACCTTTAGTAGGTGTAACTCCAAAAGTATTAAAAGTACCATTAGAAAATTTAATGTTAACTACTGATAATGATTGGATGATGAAAAGATATCCTAATTTTAAGAAAAGTATAGAGAGTTTAGGTATGATGTATCCAATCATATATACTAATATGAAGTATTATTGGTTAGTAGAAAAAAGATGGCCGAAGGATGCATATTCAGGAATTCCTATACCTGGTATTGCAGTACATACAGGCAACAAAAGAGTGTATTGGGCAAAAGAAAATGGATATACACATATTGAAGGATATTATGTTGAAAGTAAAGATGAACAAGCAGCAATAATTAGACGAACATTTATGGCACCTGAAAGAGGTAATTATGGAAAATAGACCAACAGCTGATATGTCTAATATCAATCGTGATACACGACTAGAAACCTTGCCACAAGCTACACTAGATACTTTTGCTAAGAATAGTATGATGGTGTATAATTGGGCAATGCCAGTTGAAGATTGTAAAATGATTATTCAGAAGTTTGAACAGGTACTCCGCCACGATATATCCTTGATGGATGTAGTTGATACTGAAAATAAAAAATTAATTGAAATTAATATAGACAAATATGGTGATTTTTGGAAAGAACCTAGAGAAAAATTTATGGGAATGATGGAAGAGTATGTGGATAGATTTAAGCAAAATTTGAATATAGAAACATCCGATTTTCCACTAGTAATTGATAGAGAAAACATAAAAATAAAAAAATATTTACCTAATGACAAAGATGAAATTTTTAAAGTTGATTCAGAAAAAAGATTTGTAGCTTTTATTTTATATCTTAATGATGTTGAAGAAGGTGGTGAAACACATCTACCAAAACAGGAAATAATGATTTCACCAAGAGCAGGAAGAATGTTAATGTTTCCTCCTTTTTGGACTCACCCACACGCTGAATTAAAACCAGTTAAAGAACCAAAATATATTATGATGTCTTATTTGCATTGTAGAGATACGACTGAAAAAGGGAATGGGAAAAAATAATGTATCAACCATTACCAGAAGGATTAATAATTAAAAAATCTTCTATACAAGGTCAAGGATTATTTACAACAAAGTTTATTGATAAGAATGTAAACTTAGGATTAAGTCATATTGTTGTTAATGATGAAATTATAAGAACTCCATTAGGTGGTCATATTAATCATAATGATGAGGCAAATTGTATAAAGGTGAGAGGTGTATTAGGTTTAGAAGCATTAGACAAGAATAAGTATTTTTTATTTACAACACGACCTATAAAAGCGTGGGAAGAAATAACACTTAAATATACTTTTTATAAGGTGAAAAAATGAGCAAATTAACTGTTATATTACCAGCGGCAGGAAAGGGTACTAGATTAAATCTACCATATCCAAAAGAAATATTACGATTAGATAATGATAATGCTTTAATTGATAATTGTTTTAATTTTTTTAGAGATTATGGAAGAAAAGATATTGAATTTATAGTTATTATTAATGAAAACAAACCAGAACTATTAACTTATTTAGCAAAATATAAAAATAAATTTAACATATCATTTATCTATCAGGATCCAAATGAGAAAGAATATACAGGTGCAATTAAAAGTGCTAGACCTTTATTTGGAGAACATAATATAGTTTTATTGCCTGATACATTAATGACATTGCAACCAAATCAAGATTTATATACTTTAATTATGTCAGCATTACAAGAAACAGGATTCACATTTTTATATAAAGAAGAAATTGATGAGGATGATTTAATATTAAAAACTAAAGGTGCATTAAATATAAATGCTGAAGGTTTAGTTTTAGATTATTGCGATAAACCTAAAGATAATAAATTAGGTTTATACAATGCGTTTTGGTGTGCGTTTGGATTTAGAAGACGAGTATTTGATAGTTGTATGAATTTTATGGAAAAATCTACATTAAAACAAAAAGTAAATGTTAAAGATATAAAAACAACACCTATCTATGGTAGTAAAGCAATTAAAGTAAAAGACTATGTTGATTTAGGAACTTGGAGTGAAATAAGGAGATTATTGATAAATTATGAAAAAGATAATAACTGACTGTGATGGCGTCCTTTTAGATTGGTGTTTTGCTTTTGACATTTGGATGAGTGAACAAGGATATACTAGAATGCCTGAAACGGATCATTACTTTAGTCAATCAAAACGATATAACATACCTGAAAAAGAAGCATTAGAACAAGTCAATTTATTTAATCAAACAGGAGTTTTAGGATTTGTACCAGCATATAAAGATAGTGTTGAGTATGTAACTAGATTAGCAAGAGAAGGTTATAGATTTGATGTTATTACTATGATTGGACCTGACAAGTATGCTCATAAGTTAAGAAAAACTAATTTACGATATCTATTTGGTGATGTATTTGATGAAATATATTGTGCAGGAGATTTTAAACAACCTAAAAAAGAAATTTTAGAAGAACGATATAAAGGAACAAATTATGTTTGGATTGAGGATAGAGTTGATTATGCAATGCAAGGTGATGAAGTCGGTTTAAATACATTTATGATGGATCATCCTTATAATAGAGAATATAAAGGACAACGAGTGAAGAATTGGAAAGAATTATATGACACCACATTTAGAAGCTAAAATTGGTGATTATGCTGATATAGTATTATTACCTGGTGATCCGTTAAGAGCAAAATGGATTGCAGAAACATATTTAGATGATGTAAGACAAGTTAATAGTGTGAGAAATATGTTAGGTTTTACAGGAACATATAAAGGTAAAGCTATATCAGTACAAGGTGGTGGTATGGGTATGCCTTCAAACGCAATTTACATACACGAACTTTATAATACGTATAATGTAAAAACTATTATAAGAGTGGGTAGTTGTGGTGGTATTCATAAAAATTTAAATGTAGGTGATGTAGTTGTAGCTACAAGAGCAATTACAGACAACGCAATGATGAATGTATCTGTCGGTGAAGGATCAACTGACTTGTTAAATGCTTATATGAAAGTGGCACCTAAAAATACTATGCAAGGATATATTAAGTCTAGTGATTGGTTTTATAATCCAAATAAAGATTGGTGGAAAGATGAAAAAATTGCATTAGCAGTTGAAATGGAAACACATATATTATATACTTTAGCAAATAAATTTAATAAGAAAGCATTATCAGTATGTACAGTTGCAGACCATTTTGAAAAACCTGAAGATATGACTTCTAAAGAAAGAGAAACTAGTTTTAAAGCAATGATAGAAAGTATATTACAAATATGTTAGTTTTTGTAACACCTAAAAGAACTGCCAGAGTGCCTTATTCTTATAGAACAAGAGCAAATATAGTAGCGGAGAATATGTTGGATAGTAAAGTCACAGATGATATTAAAACTTTACAAAAAAGTGATGTTGCAGTATTAGGTAAAAGACATACTAGAGAGGATGCTGAACATTGTATAAAACACGATATTAAATATATTGTTGATGTTGCAGATGATAAGTTTATGATGCTTAAACATTGGTATTATACAATACCAAAAGCAACAGTAGTTACTACAACTTGCGATAATTTAAGAACAATTATATTAGATGAAGTTGGTAAAGATTCTGTTATTATACCTGACCCTACTGAAAGAAAAAGAGGTGTGCCAAAGTTTGCAGTAAAAGAAAGTATGAAAGCATTTTATTATGGTGCAGAAGGTAATTATAGAAAAATAGATTGGCTTAAAGTTAAATCAACTTTAAATTCTTTAAAAAAAACTAAAGTTGATATTATGACAAATAAACCAAAAGACCCACCTAAAGCATACAAATATTTAAATAAATATGGACAATTTTGGTTAAAACCAGAAGAAAAAAAAGAATTAGAAGAAGAAGGTCTTAAAGAATATCATAGTTTAATAGATTGGAACTTTGATAAACAAGAGCAGTTAGTTAATGAATCAGATTTTGTTTTATTACCAGTTACTTCTGATAGAGAATCAAGATGTAAAGGAAATAATAGACCTATTGACGCATTACAACAAGGTAGAATAGTATTAACAAATCCAGGTATAAAAAGTTATGAAGATTTAAAAAATTACTTATACATAGGTGATTTTCATACAACATATAGCCTAATGCTTGAAAATCCTGAACAAGTGTTATACAAAATTAAAAATGCTCAAATGCATATAGATAAACATTATACACCAAAAGCGATAGCAAATAAGTGGAAACTAGTATATGACAGACTACATAAATAGAGATAAGGAGTGATTATGAAATATCCATTAGCTAGTGATACTTGGGATCATAAAGAGTTACACGCAATACAAGAAGTCATAAAAAGTGGACGATATACAATGGGTCCATACGTCAAGAAATTTGAGCAAGAGTTTGCCAAATATTTTAGATGTAATGAAGCAGTTATGGTTAATAGTGGTTCAACTGCCAATCTATTAATGATAGCATTGTTAAAATTAAAATATGAAAAAGGTGGTAATATAATTGTACCTGCTGTTTCTTGGTCAACAACTTTCTTTCCATTACAACAATACGGTTTCAAATTAAATTTTGTAGATGTAGATAGAGAAACTTTAAATATAGACCCTAATAAAGTTAGAGAAGCAATTAATGACGATACTTGCGCTATATTTGCAGTTAATCTTTTAGGTAACTCCTGTGACCATTATTCATTAATGCATATTGCTAGAGAACACAAACTTATGGTAATAGAGGACAATTGTGAGAGTTTAGGTGCTCAGACATATAACTTTGAATATTGTGGAACGTTTGCTGATTTAGGTAGTTTTTCTTTTTTCTTTTCACATCACTTACAAACAATGGAAGGTGGTATGATTGCCTGTAGAAATAAAGATGACGCAGATTATTTAAGGTCATTAAGAGCACACGGTTGGTGTAGAGATTTACCAGACGATAATAAAATTTATAAGAAGACTGGAGATAAGTTTAAAGATAGTTTTACGTTTGTAACTCCAGGTTATAGTGTAAGACCATTAGAAATGAGTGGTGCAATAGGTAGTGTGCAACTTAAAAAAGAAATGGAAATGAGAACTCAAAGAATTCGTAATGCTAAATATTTTCAACATAAATTTAAAGATAATAAAGATATTTTATTACAGAAAGAAATAGGAACGTCTAGTTGGTTTGGATTCTCACTAGTATTACAAAACAATTTAAAAGGTAAACGTGATGAAGTTGTTAAGAAACTTACAGAAAATGGAGTAGAGTGTAGACCTATTGTTGCAGGTAATTTTATGAACAATCCTGTAATAGATTATCTTGACTATTATAATAATAGTTGTCCCAATGCAGATTATATCCATAACAATGGTTTGTTTATAGGAAATGATATAAGAGATTTAAAAGAAAACATTGATATGGTATACAATATAATAAAGGAGATAAAGTGAAATGTTTGAAGAGATAACTGAAGAGTGGGATAAATTTTTTAAACAACACCCAACTGGTGGACCTTGGGATTATGAAATGGGTTTTAAAAAGTTACAAGATGACCACGTTGTTGATTTTATAAAGTATTATAATTTTGAAAAAAATCTAAAGGTTTTAGATTGTGGATGTGCAGATGGTAGAAATTCTGAATATCTTATAAATGAGGGGTTTGAGGTAACAGGTGTAGATTTTTCACAAACGGTGATAGAAAGAACTCAAAAGCGGTTACCCAAAGGAAAATTTCTTACTGGAGATGTAAGAAAATTAGATAAGATTGAAGAAAATAGTTTTGATTTTCTTATTGACGCTGGTGCTTTACACGTAAATTATCCACAAGATACTATATCAATTATAAAAGAGTATCATAGAATATTAAAACCTTCAGGAAAAATGTTTATTAGAGTTTTCAATAAGGAGGACGATACACCTAATCCTATTTTTACTGTAAATAAAGACTTAACTATGCCTGTATTTGGATATAGTGAGTTTGAATTTAGTAATCACATTAAAAATTATTTTAATGTTAAACATAAAATATATGATTCTCTTTATGGTTCTCACGGTCAAGGATGTAATTATTATTATTTGGAAAGGAAAAGTAAATGAAAAGAGCATTAATAACAGGTATAACTGGACAAGACGGCGCCTATCTTGCTAAATTATTATTAGAAAAAGGTTATAAAGTATTTGGTGGACAAAGACGAAGTACATCACCAAAACATTGGCGATTAGATGAAATGGGTATTACAGATAAGATTGAGTTTGTTGAACTTGATGTAATAGACCAAGCGAATATACGTAGAGCAATAGAAGAAACTAAACCTGACGAAGTGTATAATTTAGCTGCTCAATCATTTGTATGGCTATCATTTAAACAACCAGAACTTGCTACGTTAGTAGACGCTATGGGTTGTTTAAGAATACTAGAAAGTATAAGACAGGTTAATCCTAAAATAAAATTCTATCAAGCAAGTACAAGTGAAATGTTTGGTAAAGTATTTGAAACTCCACAAAAAGAAACAACAAAATTTTGGCCTAGAAGTCCATACGGTGTTGCGAAACTATTTGCTCATCACATAACAATTAACTATAGAGAAGCATATGGTATGTTTGCTTGTTGTGGTTTATTATTCAATCACGAAAGTGCCCATAGAGGTGAGGACTTTGTAACTAGAAAGATATCAAAAGGTTTAGCAAAATGGATGAAAGATAGTACTCCTATTGTATTAGGAAATTTAACAGCAAAAAGAGATTGGGGACACGCTGAGGATTTTGTTAGAGGTATGTGGCAAATGCTACAACACGATAAACCAGATGACTATGTATTAGCAACTGGTGAAATTCATAATGTAAAACAATTTTGTGATATGGCATTAGATTATAAAGAAATAAAACATTATTGGAAAGATAATGAGTGTTTTACAGATGGTAATTTATTAATCATTACTACTGATAAGAAACATTTAAGACCCGCTGAGGTAGATGTATTACAAGGGGATGCTACGAAAGCAAGAGAAGTACTTGGTTGGGAACATAAACATAATGTACAAAGTTTAATGAAAGAAATGGTAGACGCAGATTTAGAACGAGAAGGATTAGATAGTTCAACAGTTGTATCTGAAATGAGTATATTTGATTCACCGGAGAAATGTATATAATGGAACCTCAAGTACCATCTACCGGAACTATGTTTTGTGCAACATTTAATAAAAGATTATATGATGAGTATGCTCATCAATTAATTGACACATACGTGGCAACAAAACAAGTAGTACCTTTGTATGTTTTTGTTGAAGATAATCCAAAACTATATCCTCCAAGACGTAATGTATATTATAAGAATTTATTTGATTATGAACCAGATTTAAAAGATTTTGTTCAAAGAAATAAACATAGAACAGCAAATAATTTTTATGAAGAAGCGATAAGATTTAGTTATAAAGTATTTGCTCAATCGGCAGCAAGAGGTTGGGCAACTAAAATATATTATGTAGATAGTGATTGTAAGTTTATGGGCACAATACCTTATACTTGGTATCAGAACTGTTTACCAAATATGACATTTATGTCATTTTATGATAGACCACAACAATATACAGAAACAGGTTTTGTTGCATTTAATACAAACAGTTTAATAACTACTGAATTTTTTGAAGAATATAAAAAATGGTATATAACAGATAAAGTATATTCAATACAGAAATTAGGAAAGAATTTTTGGACAGATTGCCATACATTGGACGCTACTAGGCAAATGTTTAAAGATGATCCCAGGTATAGTGAAAAACCACTAGGGGATGGTAGAAATGGACATATAATGGCAAGAGATACGTTTCTTAATCCATATATAGACCATAGAAAAGGTAAAAGAAAACAACAAGCAAATAGTCCAGAATGGAGAAAACACACAAATGAACCAAAATGATGACCAAGCAAGAGCAGAAGCCGCTAGTTATGAAAATGAATCTTCAATACAAAGAACGGTTACAATACCTTTAGAAGAATATGATAAGTTAAAGGAACAAAAACACCATATTACGGATCCTGATATGATTGCGATTATAGATAAAATTGGAGAATTAATAAGAGCATTGCGTAAAAATATAAGAATGCCATTATAATGATCCGAGTGTTTATAGGATACGATAGTAAAGAGAAGATAGCATTTAATGTGCTATCATATAGTATATTAAAACATAGTACAAGACCTGTATCTATTACACCAATATATTTGCCTAATATAAAAGACAACTTTACTAGAGAACGTAGTAATATAGAATCAACTGAATTTAGTTTTAGTAGATTTATAGTACCACACCTTATGAATTATAAGGGTTGGGCATTGTTTATGGATTGTGACCAGTTAATGCTTACAGATGTTGCTGAACTATGGAGATTGCGTGATGAGAAGTATGCCGTACAAGTATGTAAGCACGATTATGTACCAAGAAATCAAAAGAAGTTTTTAGGTCAAACACAAACAAAATATGAAAAGAAAAATTGGTCAAGTTTTATGTTAATGAATTGTGATAAGTGTACAGCACTAACACCTGATTATGTTAATAGTGCAACAGGATTACAATTACATCAATTTAAATGGTTAGAAAATGATAAGATGATTGGTGAACTACCTTTAGAGTGGAATTGGTTAAGTGGAGAATATGAAAAGAAAGATGATGTTAAAAATGTACATTTTACAGAAGGTGGACCTTGGTTTGTAGATTATTTACATTGTGATTATGCAGATGAATGGCAAAAATTAAAAGAAGAAACAACAGAAACAAATATGATAAAATGACAGATAAAATAGATATACTTAAATATGGTGATTTAGATTTACCGGTAAAGGATTGCAAAGTTTTATTTACCAACAAACAAGGAAAACAATACGAGGTTGAACTAACACGTTTGATACAAGTATTTAATAATAATATATGGAACAACAAGAAGAGTGTAAAATGATTAGAGAAATACTAGAAGAGATTAAAAAAGTAAGGGACGATTTAGTACATACTAATAATCCACATTTTCAATCTTTACAAAACATTATTCTTAAATGGGAAACTAAACTTGCAACAGAAGAAATAGATGATAGATAAATCAATTGAGATAGTTATTGTTCCAAACTTTGGTGATGTAAATGCTCACCAAGACAATGTAGGAATTATATTAGAAGAAGAAAAAATTTTAAAAATCTTATCTAAACGTTATAAAAATGTTTCAATTACAACAATTACTTCTAAAGAAGATTTAGAGCAACTAGCAATAAGAAAACCTGATTTAGTATTCTCTGGTGTTAAATATTTTAATTTTGATAACAGAAATATATGGCTTAATGATTATCTGGAAATGTATGACATTCCTTATATTGCTTCTAGTAGAGAGGCACTAGACAACGAGAGTAATAAAAGTAGAGCTAAAAAAATTATGCAAAGAGCTAAAATTAAAACAGCAGATTTTTTCATAACTATACCAGGGAAACATAAAACTGAATTATCAATTCCTATTAAGTTTCCTCTTTTTATAAAACCAGTAATAGGTGGTGATAGTAGAGGCATTGATAAGAATTCCATCGTGTATGATTTTGAAAGTTTTAAAGCAAAAGTTTTAGATATTAAACTAAAACATAATTTATCTTCTCTAGTAGAAACATATTTGCCTGGAAAAGAATACAGCGTAGGTATTTTTAAAAATAACACTAATGGAAGTGTAAGAGCTATGCCAGTAGAAATTATTGTAAAGGAGAATGTAAATGGACATCATATTCTTGATTTTGACATTAAAAAAAATGATGAAGAAGAAGTAATTCCAGTAACCGATATTAAAATTTTTAACAAACTTTCTAAATTAGCAAAAGGTTCTTTTAAAGCATTGGGTGGTAAGTCTTTAGGAAGAATAGATATTAAAATGAACAATCGTGGTGTTCCGCATTTTATTGAAGCTAACCTTATGCCTGGACTCCGAAAAGGATATATGTATAGAGGTTGTTTATTCAATTTAAAGATGAACTATGATGATATGATTTTGTTTATAGCTAAAAACGGATTAGCTTCTAAAGTTATTAAAAAATTAAAGGAGTTGGAACCAATAGGTATACTCAAACGTGGCAGGACTTCCTGGGCGATGGACGTCAATTTCCGATTTCCAAGAGGAGAGTCGCAACAGAAGAAATAGATGATGATACAAGGACTACTGACAAGACCAGCGACAGATGATATTGTAAGACATTTTGTTAAAAGTGCAGAAGGTACATTACATAATGTTAAAGATGTTGATTTGAATAAACCTATTACTTGTTTTGGAATATTAAGAGGCACAGGCGAACTTTTGAAACAAAGTAAAGAGTTTTATTATTTTGACCACGCTTACTTATATGGTAATAGACATAAACCATCAAAGGTAACTGGTGAGAGAATATATAGATTAACAAAAAATCATTATCATATTCAAACTATACAAGAACTAACAGATGAAGATAATGAAAGAATTAAAAAGTATATAAAGTATATAAAATTAAAACCTTGGAAAGAGGCTAAAGAAGGCGGTTATATATTAATTATAGCACCTTCTAATTTTCAAATAGACTATCATAATATAGGTAGTTGGGTTGATGATACTATAAAGACTTTAAAACAACATACAGATAGACCTATTAAAATAAGAGATAAAAAAAGTATGAAACCATTAAGAGAAGAAGTACAAGGTGCATATGCTATAGTATCTCATAATTCAGCAGTTGTAGTTGACGCTGTTATGAATGGAATACCTGTATTTTGTGATAAAATGAATATGGGTGTACCAATAGGGTTAACCGATTTTAGTAAAATAGAACAACC